GGTCGGCGGTAACACGCCGCGCCCCTTCCACCGCCTGCGCAACCGCGAGTATGGCGAGGCCATCAAGGCGAAGGTCGCGGCCTTCTGGGCATCGGTCGACGCTGGCAAGGCGCCCGATCCAGACTTCACCAAGGACGGCGGAACCATCGCCAGGCTGCTGGCGAACGACAACGGCCAGACCGTCGACATGAGCGACAACAATCGCCTGGCCGAGCTGGTCGCCGAGCATGCCAGCGCCAGCGCCGATCTGAAGGCTGCCGAGACGCGCAAGGACGCGGCCAAGGCCGAGATCCTGACCATCATCGGCACGAACGCCAAGGTCCTGCTGAACGGCTGCTACATCAGCGCCGGCACCACCAAGGACTCCGCCGGCACACTGATCGAGCCGCACATGGTCGGCACCCGTATCGGCGGCCGGAAAGGCTACCGGCAGATGCGGATCTATCAGTCCAAGAAGTGAGTAGCACTGTGCCGCACCATGCTGTGCGGCACCTTTCCCCGAGGTAATCGCAATGAGCGAGCAAGATCAGAAAGGCGAAGACATGGCAGTCCCGCAGGAAAAGCCGAAGAGCCCGGCCGTAGCGTTCAGCAGCAAGCTGCAGGAGCAGCGCGAGGCGATCGCCAAGCAGCTGCCGCGCGGCATTGAAGCGGATCGCTTCATCCGTACCGCCATCACGACGGTGAACCTGAACCCTGAGCTGCTGCAGTGCACGCCGGCCAGCCTCTACGCCTCCTTCATGCAGGCCGCGAAGGATGGCCTGCTGCCGGACGGCAAGGAGGCAGTGGTTCAGCCCTACAACGTGAAGATCAAGGGGCAGAACGGCCAGCAAGACCGCTGGGAGAAGCAGGCGCAATACATGCCCATGGTGCGCGGCCTGATCCAGGTCATGTATCGCACCGGCTTCGTTGCCATGGTCGATGGCGTGGCGGTCTATGAGAAGGACCACTTTGAGTATGAGCGTGGCGACCAGCCTCGCATCGTCCACCGCCCTTACATGGGCATGGAAGACCCCGGCAAGATCATCGGCGCCTACGCTGTGATCAAGCTGACCAACGGCGAGGTCAAGCGCGAGGTGATGACCCGCCGCGACCTGCTGAAGGTGCGCGAGGCCTCCAAGGCGAAGAACGGGCCAGGCTGGACCACTTGGGAAGACCAGTTCTCGATCAAGGCTGTGATCAAGCGGGCACAGAAGCAGCTCCCGACCGATGAAGCCCTGGAGCGCGTCATCCAGCACGACAACGACGCCATGGGCTTCGACTTCGGCGACCAGCCGCGCGAGCTGCCGCAGCAGAACGTCGCCCGCCTGCCGTCGTCGCCGGCCCGCCCCGGCCGCCTCGACTCGATCATGGGCATGCAGAACCAGCGCCAGCCAGAACCCGTCGAGTTCGACGAGCCCCAAACCCAAGAGGACGTGCACCACCATGAATGAGCAGACCATCAACCCGATCGATGATCGGTTCCTGACCACGAAGGAACTGGCCGAGCGCTGGGGAATATCGGTCTGGTCGATGAAGAAGATGCGGCGAGCCAGCGAGGGCCCGCCCTTCATCGTGACCCGTAACCAGGCCTGCTACAAGCTGTCCGAAGTCCTCAAGTTCGAGGATGGCGGCCTGCTCAGCAAGCAGCAGCTGGCCGATCGCTGGGGCATTGGCGTCCGCGCGCTGGAGTACCGCGACCAGCACGGCGAGCTACCGGGCAAGGTGATGATCGGCGGAAAGGTCCGCTACCGGCTGAACAAGATCATCGCCCTGGAAGACGCGCAGTCGCGCACCGGCGGCAAGCTGAACAACCCGATCGACCGCAAGTAATCCATCCCACTACCGAGGCATCACCATGAGCGAAACACTGAACGAGCTGATCGTCATCCCGAAGGAAACCGCGCTGGAGGTTTTCACCAAGGAAGGCAGCATCGAGCCCTACCTGGAGCAGATCAAGGCGGCCGTCACCGGCATCGTGCCGGACCTGTCCACCAAGAAGGGGCGCGATGCGATCGCATCCCTGGCCTACAAGGTCGCCAAGTCGAAGACCTACCTTGACGGCGAAGGCAAGCGCCTGGTCGACGAATACAAGGAGATCCCGAAGAAGATCGACGCCACCCGCAAGAAGGCGCGCGACTTCCTCGATCAGCTGAAGGACGAGGTTCGCCAGCCGCTGACCGATTGGGAGAACGCCGAGAAGGCGCGCGTCGATAGCCTGAAGCAGCGCCTAGCCTTTTTCGAAACCGTATGCCAGGGCCTCGAAGACCTGTCGTCTGCAGAGATACACGCCCGCATAGCACAGGTGGTCAACACCGAAATGGGCGAAACATGGCAGGAGTTCGCCAGCTACGCCGAGCAGGCCAAGATGGGCGCCGAGCGCACCCTGGCCGCGGCCTTCCAGAAGCGCCAGCAGTATGAGGCCGAACAGGAAGAGCTCGCCCGCCTGCGCCGCGAGGCAGAAGAGCGCGCCAAGCGCGACCGCGAAGAGCAGATTCGCCGCGAAGCTGCCGAGCAGGCCCAGCGCGAAGCGGAGGCCCGCCAGCAGGCCGAACGCGACGAGGCCGCACGCAAGGTCCGGGAAGCCGAGGAAGCCACGCAGCGCGCAGAACAGGAGCGCCTGCGCCAGCAGCAGGAGAACGAGCGCCAGCTGCGCGAAGCCGAGGAACGCGCCGAGCGTGCCGCCGAGCAGGAGCGCCAGCGCATCGCCGAAGAACAGCGCCAGGCCGAAGAGGAAGCCCGCCGCCGCGAGGCCGACCGCGAGCACCGCAAGGCGATCAACACCGCCGCGCTCGAGGCTTTCATGGCGGAAGGCATCGACAAGGAAACCGCTATCAAGGTCATCACCCTGATCGCGCAGCGCAAGATCCCGGCGATCTCGATCCAGTATTAATCGACCAACACCCGGGCGCTACGGCGCCCCAACAACAGAGGCATCAGCCCATGATCAAAGACAGCACCCTGAACGAAGCCATCGCCGAGGCGCAGCGATTCATCAACGCCGCGCAGACGCTTCAGCAGACCCGCAAGCAACCGCCTATCGTCACGTCTTGGGGGGAATACCCGCCGGCCGAGGTTCGTGAGCACGCCTCCTGCAAGCGCGCCAGCATGGACCTTACCCGCAAGCTGGCCGACCTTCGGGCAGGACGGTGACGCATGAAGATCCTGCTGATCTGGCTGTGCACCAGCGCGGCCTTCGATAGCTGCGAGGTTCACGCCCTGAGCCAACCCATCACCCCGAAGCAGTGCGAAGCGATGTCCGGCGTTTATGCCGAGGTGCTGGGGCCTGCCGATAACTACCGCCTGATCTGTGAGGACGCACAATGACCGCGCTTATCACCCTGCCGAAGTGGCTGACCCGCACGCAGTCGATGCAGTTCAACAGCGTCGACGTGGTGCTGATCATGGCGCTGACCCTGCGCATTCACGGCACGGCCGATGCCATCCGCCAGACCGCGCGCAACCTGCGCTTCAAGGTCTGCATGGAGCACCAGCCGAAGATGAAGGCGCTGGCCAAGCTGGAGAAGGACGAAGAGGTCATCCTGTGCGCGTTCAACATCGTGCAGCGGGCGACCGACGCCATGGGCATTCACCCGGGCAAGCTGTTCGAGGTGCTGCCGCCGGCGGAGCTGCAAGACCCGCCTCGCTGCCACTACAAGCCCATGCGCCTGGCCGGCGAGCCAGGAAGGCGGCACTGGCAATGCCAGCACTGCAGCCACACGAAGCAGATCAATCTCTGAAACCACGCAACTATCGGCGCCGGCCTGACTGGCGCCAGGGAGGATTATGAACCAGTTCAACATCGGCGACCGCGTGAAGAAGGTCACCGGCGACTACCAGATAACCGGCGAGGTCCGGTCTGTTTTCACAAAGGCCAACGGCGAGACGCGCCTGGTGGTCGAGCACAACGCAGAGGGCGGCGGCAGCTTCCTGCATATCTACGGGCCGGCGAACCTGGAGCGCATCGCATGAGCAAGTGGGATTCCCGCATGCTGGCCGTGGCCAGCCTGATCTCTGGCTGGTCGAAAGACCCAAGCACCGGCGTCGGCGCCGTCATCGTCGATCCTCAAAACCGCGTGGTGTCGATGGGGTTCAACGGATTCCCGCGCGCAGTCAAGGACAGCGCCAGCGCCATGCTGGACCGCGACGAGAAGCTGCGCCGCACGATCCATGCCGAGGACAACGCGCTGCTGTTCGCCCGGCGCGACGTGGCCGGCTGCTCGATCTATGTGACGCATCCGCCCTGCGCGCGGTGCGCCGCGAAGATCGTCCAGGCCGGCATCGTCCGCGTCGTCACCATGCCGCCGGCGGAAGGCTTCATCGAGCGCTGGGCCGCCGATGCTGCCAGTTCGGCCGCGATGTTCGCCGAGGCCGGCGTCACCTTCGAATACATCAACCCGACCCTAGGAAGCACCGAAGAATGACCATCGTGAAGCGCATCGGCGACCATGATCTGCCGCTGCCCAAGCAGGAAAGCCTCGACGCCGCCGGCTACGATCTGCGATCCACCATCTGCGTGACCCTCTACCCTGGCCAGCGCCTTGCGATCCCGACCGGGTACGCTTGGATTATCCCGATGGGGATGGTCGGCCTGGTCCAACCGCGATCCGGCCTGGCCGTGCGGGATGGGATTGACACCCTGGCAGGTGTGATCGATGCCGATTTTCGCGGCGAGGTGCGTGCCGTGCTGATCAACCACGGCGACCGGCCGGTGACCATTGCCAAGGGCGAAAGGATCGCCCAGCTGGTGATCACGAACTACTACAGCGGGCCGCTGCGCGAGGTGGACGATCTGCCGAAGACCGAGCGCGGCGAAGGCGCTTTCGGCTCGACCGGCCAACAGTGAATGAACAGGCCTCCGTGGTGTCTCTCGCAGGGCACCCACCACGGAGGCCTCCGCCATGCCACTCCAAGACGACCTGTACGAATCACTCCGCCCGTTTGCCGAAGCCCTGGCGCAAGCCATTGGCTCCGAACAGCCAGACACCACCATTCCCCCGGGCACGCCAGAGCCTGAGCCGCTGCCGCCGGCAAAGCCAGTGCCTGAGCCGGTGCGCGGCAAGTTCCACCTGTGCGGCGTGAACATGAGCATGGGATCGGGAGGCGCCATCGTTCTGCCCGGCGTGCATGGCACGAACTACCAGTGGGCAGACGCGAGCTGGTACGACCTGTACCGGACGCGCGGCTGCTATCTCTTCCGCACCGGCTTCCTGTGGGAGCGAGTGCAGACATCGCCAGGTGCTGAGCTCGTGGCATCGGAAATGCGCCGGATCGAGACGGCCCTTGCTGCAGCCAAGCGCAACGGCCAGAAAGTCATCCTCGACATGCACAACTACGGCCGGTACTTCGGCGAGGTGATCAGCCCTGCCAGCAAGAAGGCCACGCCCAAGGCCTTCGCCAACTGCTGGCACAAGATCATCAACCACCTGAAGCCGCTTGACTGCTACGACGCGCTGCTCGCCTGCGGCCTGATGAACGAGCCATATGGCGAGGCCGACAAGACCTGGTTCGGCGCGGCGCAGGAGGCGATCTACGCCATCGCCGCGGCCGATCCGGACATGTGGGTGACCGTCGCCGGCTGTGGCTGGTCGAGCGCCATGCTCTTTCCGAAGATCAGCGACCACCTGAAAGGACTGACGCACCCAAAGGGCAAGGACAGAATCATCATGGAGGCGCACCAGTACCTCGACCCGAACTCGAGCGGGAAGTATGCCGACCGGGCCCAGCAGTTCGACCCGATGATCGGCGTTGCCAGGGTGAAGCCGTTCGTCGACTGGTGCAAGGCCAACGGCTTCACGGCCTACCTCGGCGAGTACGGCCTGCCGCCGAACAACGAGAGCGCCATGGTCGCCACGCGCAACCTGCTGGACTACCTGCTGAAGGAGCGAGTGATGTCGACGATATGGTGCGCCGGCCCCTGGTGGACGCCGGGCGACGTGACTGCGCTCGATACCACCCATGGCGCCGCCGGCACCGGCCCGGTGCGCTCGCAGCTGACGACGGTGATGCCGTACTTCACCGAGACGGCCGACAAGCTGGGCCCAATCTAGCCAGCCCGGTTCGGTTGCGCTATCCGTGGTTTGATTCATGGCCCAGCCCTGTCTCTGGCCGAGGTGAAGCGCAAGGCCAGGACCGATGCCGTGTTCAGGCGGCTTGAACAATACTCGCAGACCTGAGCTATACTGTTGCCGTGGTTGCTTCCCCAGCGGCCACGGTCACCTCAGTGAACCGGCAATACTCAGGCAAGGCAGTTGCCAAGCGACAGCAGCGAAGCGGCTGGCCTGAGTATCCGGACACTGAATTACCGTTACGGGTATCTCAATGTATGAACGACATCACCATCACGCCCATTCGTGGCGAGCTTCGCGCTGACTCCAGAGCCTTTGCCCCAAAGCTTGATCTCCGCCATCGGCAGATCATGGACAACATTCGAAAGTACGAATCAGAGTTCAAGCAGCTTGGGGTTCTTCCGTTTGAAACGGAGAAACCTACCGGACCAGAAGGCGGACGCCCTCAAGAGTTCGCTCTTCTCAACGAAGACCAGTCCTATTTTCTTCTGACGCTCAGTCGCAACTCCGACAAGGTGGTGGCTGCGAAGTTGTCCCTGGTCAAGGCGTTCCGCGATGCGCGAGCACAACTTGCAGGCCGCGACATTGCCAGGCTTGAGGGGAAGGCGGCGCGCCAGCAGGAGACGGCAGCTATCGCCGACCTAATCCGGTACGCCACAGCGCAAGGATCTGAGCACGCCGACAAGTATTACCTCAGCATCAGCCGTATGACGAATGACCTGCTCGGCATCGAGTCGGGGCGGCGCGACAGCCTGCCAGCCGATGCGCTCGACCGCCTACGCCTGGCCGAGACGATGATCGACGTGGCGATTCGAGACGGCATTCGGGCTGGACTGCACTACAAGCAGATTTACCGGGTCGCAAAGGATCGTGTCTCCGGCCTGCTGCCGCTGATCGGAGGCCAACAATGAAGCGCTACGACTACGCCCTCGAGGCGGTCCACCGCGCCGCCTTCATGGCATCCCGCAATGGTGGAGCATTTGCCGTCGTATCGGCCAGGCCTTCAGGATTCACCGTGGCGCCGATCAAGACCGCAAGGCGGCATAACCTGCAGGTGCTGGAAGTCTGCAATCCGTAACAGTCAGTCGCGCCATAGGGCGCAAGGGGAAAGGAATGAGCAAGGTATTGGTTGATCGGGAGCTGCTGGAGCGATGCGTCGACCGCTGGGCGTGTTGCGCAATAGTTGAGACACCTGGCGCAGAGCAGGCGTGGTTAGAGCTGCGCGCAGTGGTGAAGGCAGCCCAGCCCGCAGAGGCGGAAGTGGTTCGAGACTACCTGGCCAAGTTCGCGGAAGGCGAGGTTGAGGCGAAAACCGCAATCGAGGAGCTGCAGGACGCCCTGTCAGCCGTGACCGCCGAGCGGGATAGGTTGCTGTCTGAGAATGCGCGGCTGATCGAGGATAGGGCGCGCTTCCCCGACAGACCGGACGACATCGGGCACATGATCGGCTCGCACATTGGCAACCTGAAAGCCGGCAAAGTGCAGGCCGAGAAATACGCCCGCAAGTGGCGAGACAATCTCGACAGCGAGATTCGCGCAGTTGACCAGCTCCGTGCCGAGGTCGATGCGCTGCGGAAGGTTATCCGTGCTGCGCTGTACTACGTCCCGGAGCACAAGCACGACTTGAGGGAAATAATGTCCGCCGCAATGGCTGCGAAGGAGGCGTGAATGCTGCTATCCACGCTGGCGTATTTGGCTATCTGCTTTCTGATCTGGCCGCTTAGCGCGGCTCGATTCTGCGCGACGCTAGTCATGCTGTTTGCCTTCACCGTAGCTACAAACATCATCACCCCCTAACCCCACCCCATCAAACAGCCTGCCGGCGAGAGTCGGCGGGTGATGCTTATCGGGCGAGCGCATCCACCAGCCCGTTATGCCGGGTCTTGCAGTCGTGATAGATGGCAGCCCATTGGGTCATGGTGACCAGCACCTCGCCACCGGTGCCGTCATCGAGCTCCGGCAGCGCCTCCCGGCACTTCACCAGCAGGTTCTGCTGGTACTGCTTCGCCGCGGGCTGCGGAGTTGACGAGCACGCGGCTAAAACCTGAACAAGGAGGGCTGAAAGTATCAGCTTATACATCTGCGGCCTCCGCAAGCGCACGCTCAGCGCTCCACCCCCTGTAAATTCTACTCTGCAGCCTTCTGTACGGAATTCCTGTGACCTCCGACCACTCAATCATCGTTGCAGTCCTTCCCTTGAATTCAAGCAATACGTTCCGCCTCTGGTTTCTCGCTTGCTCGCTCCTGGTGGCTAGCCTGATATTTCCTGGCCTGTAGGAATTGCTGTTGTCGATCCTGTCGATCGACAGGTCTTGTCCTTCGCGCCAACCAAGATCGAGCATGTATTCGATGAATGGGATAGGGCTGCAGCGCCATTCAGGGCAGACAGTTATTCCTCTGGCACCATAGTTTTTGTAGCCCTTGCAGTTTTTGTTGTAGCAACGACTGATCATTCCCTCCCACGCTATTTGTAGGGGGTGCCCATCATAGCCGTGCTTTGGCTTATGCCGAGGAGCGCAGCCGCAGGATACGTTTCTGCCGCTAGCCAAGTTATTTCCTCGGCAGATCTTCGTATTTCCGCAATCGCACTCGCACAGCCAGGTATTGTGTTTGGTTCCACCGGCAGTAAAGACGGGTTGATCAAGGCGCTTTACTGTCAGCTTCCCGTACCGTTTCCCCGTCAGATCTCTGAATGCCCCCATACTCTTCGCCTCTAGCCAAAGCGTTGAGCATATCTACAGCAGTCGGCAGCATGCAAACATTTCGATATACAGGATTTTGTATTTCACGGATCACGCCCCTATCGATGACGGTCTGGTTGGCCTTCAGCTCGCCAAGGCGCTGCTCCACCTTGGCGGCGATGGCGGATTCCCGGGCCAGGGCCTGCTGCTCGATGGCCGCGGCGGCGCGCTCGACGGCCAGGTTCGCGCTGTCTTCCTTCCAGCCATGCACCAGCCAGCCGGCGGCGAAGGCCGCGCTGGCGATGATCAGGTAGAGGTTCACGCCCCCCAGCGCCTTGGCGATCAGGTTATTCAGCATGGTGCGATCCCGTGCGATGCGGTGCCATCAGGCATACACCTGCTTATCGAGTTCGTAATGCGGGCCATCGAGCAGCGGGCGCCCGCCCTCGCGGCGCTTGCGTGCGGTGTAGTCGGCGATGGACTGGTCAATGTCCATGACCAGATCCAGCCGGCCCCAGAAGCCGCCCCAGATGATCGGTACGTCCAGCTCGCGCGCCGCCTGCTGGAAGGCCTCGGCGATGGTGATGTAGAGCGGCCAGTCCCAGCGCACTTCGCCGCCGACATAGGCTGCTACGTCGATGGCGTGCCCGGTCAGGTGCCGGCTGTTCATGGTCTTGCTGGCGCCGGCGGCCACCAGCTCGCGCTGGCGTTCCTTGGTGCGCAAACCCTCGGTGATACCGAAGTCGATCTCGGTCAGCTCGATGGCACGCTTGACCACGCGCACCAGGTCGGGGTGCACGCCTTCCATGCGCGACAGCGAGCGCTGCGACAGCCTGAACTTGCTCATTTCTTCTCTCCTGGGTTGGTGGTGGCCGCTTTCCATGCCGCGGCCAGTCGGCTCAGCACGCCGTCCTGAATGGAGCGCAAGGCTTCGGCGCCGGCGTGGCCGGTGATGGCGATGCAGACGGCGGTGGTCAGCGGCTGGAAGTTCGCCATTTCGCACAGCCAGAAGGTCAGCACCCCGACGAAGGTCGAGGTCACGAGCCCGGTAACCAGCGTCAGGATAGCCTGTCGCGCCGTCTCTTTGCTGTCGCGCATCGAGTTGAGGAACCGGACCAGGCCGCCCCAGCCAGAAACGACGCATACCCACATGTAGGTCAGCCAGTTGTAGGTGTCGGGCGACTTCGCCACTTCGGCGGCCTGCCTCAATTCCTCGTTCATCCATGCTCCCCGGCGGATTAATTCGGTCTGATGATAGTCGTCATGGTCCGATTTCGGAACCAAAAACCGCCACGCGGCACTTGCGAATGCCATCGCGGCGCCACCATGCCGCGAGGCGGTCGCCATGGCGGAAGAGGAAGAGGTGCAACGGCTCTGGAATATCCAGGAAGCCGTGCGCCAGATGGAGCAGAGGAAGCGGTCGGCGAAGGGCTGATTCGCTGCCGACCTACAGCGTCGTGAGGCCCAGGCAGGGAGCCGCCCCCATTTCCTGGACCGCTCCTAACCAGATAACAGCCCGCCAGCGTCGGAGCGGCATCATAACTTGCGGCAGTGCTATCCTACCCGAAACCAGCGCCAGGAGGCGACCATGCTTGAAGACTTCGCCGCTCTCGGCATTCTGATCACCATCATCGGGTTCTTCGCCTACACGCAGGCGCCGGCACACTGGCAGACGCCGCTCGGCTTCGGCCTGATCGTGTTCGGCTGGGTGCCGGCAGGGCTGATCATCCTAACCCTGCTCAAGCACCCCGCTATCATGCTCCCTGCCCTGTTCATCCTCGGCATTCTGGTCAGTCAGCGGCGGCGCGCTTCCTGATCTTCTCCTGCTCGAGATCCTTGCCGACCTGCTCCGTGATCAGGTTGCGCAGCGAGCGCAGCCGATCGAGCTCCAGGCGCTTCGCCTCCCCACTCATTTCCTTGTCGAGCTGAATGCGCTTCATGTCGGCGTTGATCTTCGCCAGGTCGCGGCGCACGGCATTGAGCGCCTTGCGCATGCCGAGCTCGCCGGCCTTCTCTTCAGCCAGCGCCGCGGCGCGCTTCTCGTCGCCGTACTTCTCCAGGTGCATCAGGTCGGCATAGGCGCGATCGGCCTTCTTCAGCGCCTCGTAGAAGTCGGTCCCGTAACGGGTGTAGGTCGGCTCCTGCGTCAGGTCGCGGTAGAAGCGCTTGATCGGCTGGTACTCGTGCCAGCGCCGGGCCGGCAGTTCCTCTCCCATCGCGCGGCGCCATAGGGTGTCGGCCGTCGCCACGGCAGTGGCACCTACCGAGCCGGTATAGCCCCTGATCAGGTGGTCGATCTGCACCGGCGACAGCGCAAGATCCTGGCCGCCGACGGCGCCGGCTGCAGCCTCCATGCCACGGCTCGCCGCATCTGCCAGACGCGACGTGTCCGGCCGGCTGCGCAGGCTCGGGCTCAGGCGCTCCATGGACTGGTCCTCGATCGGGCGGCCGGTGAACGAGTCCTTGTTCTTCCAGAACACCTCGACCGCCGGCTTCACGAGCTGCGGCGTCGGGTCGAAGGCGAAGGTATCGGTCAGCATGTGGCCGAGGCGCTGGGCGAACTTCTCGCCACCGACAGCAGGGTCGGCGAATTGCTCGGCCAGGCGCTCGCCCATGGTCGCGATGGCGCCCACCTCGAACGGCTTCGGAATGAAGAACATTTCGTCGCCGATGCGGATGATCCAGTAGGTGTCGCGCTGCCAGTCCTCGAGCTTGCGATATTCGTCGTCGTCGTAGTTGTTGAGGAACAGGAGCGTGCTCGCCAGCGTCAGCGCACCGGTGACCGCCATGAATCGCGCGAAGGCCTGCCGGTCTGCCTTGGTGCCCTTGCCCATTGCGACCTTGGAGCCAGGCTTGAAGCCAGCCCGGTACAGCTTGTCGAGGCCCTGGATGCGCGCATTCAGGAACGGCACAAGATCGGTCAGGATGCGAATGGCGATAGCGTCACCATGGGCCGAGAAGTCCATCAGGTCGCGCGCCTCGAAGGCAGCTTTCAGCTTGCCCTTCTCCAGGTTGCGTTCCCAGATACCGGCGCGGTTGATGTTCTCGGCGAAGTCCGTGACCGCGTGATACTTGCGCCAGGCGGTCAGCAGCGCGCCAGGGATCAGCTTCGGATCGCGCAGCACCTTGGCCTTGCGCATGGAGACGGTCAGGCTCGCCTTGATCTCGTCGGCGTTCTGGCCATAGACGTGACCGAAGGAGAAGGCCCCGCCGCTCGCCATCATGCGCGCTCGGTTGTGGTCGTTCCAGTAGGTCAGCGCACCCTTGAACGCCGTCTTGAACGGCACCGAGCTGGTCGGCGAAGTCGCCATGGCGGACAGCGTATCGCGCAGGACGTTCGCCACCACGAACTGCGGCGTGATGGTGGTCATATTGGTGAAGAAGCGCTTGAAGGCGCGTCCAACCTTCATCACCGGCGTATTCAGGCCGGCGTTCGATAGGGCGGAAACCGCCTTGAAGGTCAGCGGGTCGCTCACGTCGTACCATTGTTTCTCGCCATCAACCATGACGTAGGTGCTGGCCTTCTTGTCGCGCTTCGCTTCGGTGGTCTGCTCGGCAATGCCCAGCGCCTCGGCGTTCGCCATGGCCTGCGCCGCGGCCTGATTCTTGAGGCTCGCCTGAATCAGGTGGTGGAAGTTGAGCAGCGTGTTGTCGAGCAGGTCGTTCAGGTGCTGCTTGCCGCCCTTCAGCTTCTTGTAGGCCTGCTGCCGGGACAGGCCGGAGCCGGCGCGCGGGCCGCCGATCGAGTCCTCGTCGATCACGCGGTAGAACGGAACGTAGAACTCTTCGGACCACAGCTCGCGCTGCGAGCGCTGCAGGTCGTCGAGCTCCTGCGTGATCGCGTCGAGGCGGTCCTGCGGCGTGTTGAGCATGTCGATCTTCATCGACTGCACAGCACCATTCAGCCAGTCGAGCAGGGCATCGTTCGCCATGTCCACCTTCTGCTCAGCGGTGGTCAGCATGTCCGGCGTGCGTGCGGCGTCGAGCGCGTTCTTGGCCTCGGTCAGCTGCTTGATGATCGCGGCCGGTGCCTCGTATTTGCGCGCGATGACCAGGCCGGCGTCTGGCTTGCTCATGGCCGGCTTGAGAAGCCCAGCCTGCTCGGCGATGCCCAGCACGTCGTCGCGGTGCTGCTGCAGCTCCTTCCAGGCCTTCGCGTAGAGGATGCTGCGGCTCTTGCCGTTCTCGAGCTTGCCGCCGGACAGCTTCATGCCGGCTTGGATCTCGGAGTGACTGAAGAGGTTTTCGCGGCCTTGCTTGAACAGCTTGTTGGCGCGGTTCGCCGCGATCCACCCCATGAAACGGTCGATCTCCGCCGGAGACCCAAGACTGCGCAGCGTTGCGGCGAGGCCTTGGGTTCCTTCGCGCACGTCGATGACCTTTTCCTTCGGATCGAGGTAGATCCTGCCGGCATCCATCATGGCGGAGACGGCACCGCCTGCGGCATGGCTCATGCGCGCCAGCACCCACGAGCTCGAGGCGATCGAGCCTTCCAGCGTATCGGCACCCAGCAGCGCCTGGTCGTTGCGCAGTAGCGCGGCGTAGCGGTCGACGCCAGCTTGGCGGATGCGCAGGCCAAGGTTATCGGTCAGCTGGTCGAAGCGATCGCGCAGGCGCTGCGGCAGACTGGTCGGCCCGATCTTGTCGAGGAAGTCCTTCTGCGACTGGTTCAGATCGTTGAATGCCTCGGACGGACGGACGCTGTAGCGGATGTCGGCATTCTCTGGGTCGAAGGTGCCGACGTTGCCGATGGCGCTCTTGATCTGCTTAGGCTCAAAAGCAATCCACCGGCCGTCTTTGGTGACATGGATGCCGTCATGGCCAGCGTTCCTTGCCTCATCAATCACGCCGGATTCAAACATTGGGTTATAAGACAAGTCATCAAGCACAAGAGGATTCTTGATACTCAGATAAACAGGCATGACGTTACCCCCTCCCTTGGCGCGGCCGCCGATATACCCCGTATAGGCGGGCGAGCTGGCAAAACCGCGATCGGTTGCGAAGAAGAACGCTTTGTTTGTTCTGGACTTGCGCTTATCAAATTTGGTGATGTCGTCCTTTGTCCCGTGATACACCACCAGCGGATTTCCGTTCGCATCGACAACCTTCGAGTCACCAAACCAGCGCTTAAATGCCGGCGTTTCGGTGACCCTCACGGAGCTGAACCGCTCAGCAATCGGCCCGAACAGCTCGCCGCGACGATGCAGGGCGATGGTGATCAGCGCATCCTTCGCCAGGGCGCGCAGCTGCGCCGGGGTGACCTGGCCGATCTGGCGGCCGTAGCGGCTGAACATCCAGGCCTTGATGGCGCCGACCAGATCGTCCACCCACTTGCGGAAGGCAGACGGCATGCTCTCGTATTCCTCGATCGCGTAGGCTCCGAACTCTTCCACCTCCATGCGGCGCGCGACGGCGCCTTGGGCCTTGGCATCGGCCACGCGGGCGCGGGCCCGATCGAAGATTTCCCGAGCCTTGCCGCTCGACCGCTCGGCCTGGCGGTAGAGGCTGCCCAGGCGCCCCTGCAGATCCGCCCAGCGCTTGGAGCCGACCAGGCTTTCCACGCCGGAGTGAAACATTTCGTGCAGCAGGACCGCATTGGCGTTCTGTCTGGTCAGGTTCGAGGCAACCAGGTGAATGGTGTTGTCAGGCGCGGTCACCGCCTGAACGCCACGCTTCCCGCGCCCCATGTCCTTCGGCAGGGTGCTGCTGTTCGAGTGGATGACGATCAGGCCCTTCTCGACCATCTTGTCGACGATGACGCCGAACGGCCCGCGCGTGATGGCGGCGCGAACCTGGTTGACACTCAGCGGCGCCTCGCCGTCCTGGACGGAGTAGCGGATGTCGCCGCGCTGTTCGTGCAGCTTGTTCGCTGCCTCGCGCACCGCCTTCAGACGATCGCCTTCGTACTCGACGATCTCGATGCCGTTCTTCTCGAGGATGGCCCGCGCCTCGGCTGGCAGATTCTTCGGCACCACGGCGCCGGCGAACTCATTAAGGCTCACGGCGCGCTGCGGCTTGGCCTCGAAATACGGAACCGGCGCATTCAGCAGAGCCTCTGCGGCCAGCATAGCCAGCCCGATCGGATCGCGTGGAGCCTGGTCTGCTGCCTTGGCCAGCTCTTCCTGCAGAGCATCCTGGTTCTGCTTCAGCCGGCGCTCGACCTCGGGAATGCGCGAGTCGCCTGGCTCCAGCTTCTCCAGGCGCCCTGCCCACTTCTGGATCTCGGCTTCGATCGACTGGATCAGAGACTTATCCACCGTAGCGCCGCCGCCTTTGGCCGCAGCCTTCATGGCGGCCACGTCGAACTTCTCGGACTTCAGCGCAGCTTCCATCGCCGCGCGGTCGCGCTTCTTCTTCGTGCTGAACTTGGCGATGGCGCGCATCGAGGCATCCAGCGCCTCGAACGTGTCTGGTCGCCCGTCCCAAGTGGTGTGCTGGGTGAACTTAATCGCCGCGTCACGGTACTGGTCGAGCAGCTTTTCAGTGACCTTCTTGGCCTCTTCGTATTGCTGAGGATCGACGATGCTTTCCGCTGCCGCTTTTCGCATCTGCTCGACATCGGAGAACTCAACCGACGATGCAGCTCGGGCCTGACCGGAGCTGAAAGTCATGGTCTTCTCTTGCCCGCGCACCGGGCCGCGCGTCATCACGTCTACGATATTGTCCAGCGTGTACGGCACTTTCTTACGGCCAACGGTAAGCAGGGGTTCGCCCATCACTGGCAGGATCTTGCCTTCGACCCATTGCTTGAACTCAAGCTCCAGGTTGTTCTCTTCAAGCAGGCGACTGACCTGGGTGCGAGTTTCCCATGGGTCAACATCAGGGCCGCGCTTGGCTTTCTGCAGATCGCCCTTGAGCGTGAAGGCAGCCCATCCTGGCCGACCCATCAGGCGCTCTTTCACCTTTCCAGCCAGCGCAGGTCGCTTGGCGTACTTCTTGTCGATAGCTTCATCCAGTAGGCGCTCTACCTCGGCAACCTCTGGCGCTTCGTTCTGATCAAGCTCGGCGTAGCGATTGGCCTTATTGATCAGTTCCTCCATTCCAAGGATATCCGCCGGCGTGAAAGGAGAATCCAGGGTGGTATCGCGCATGGCAGGCTTCACGTCATGCCCTTTCTCGCGAAGGAACATGGCCATAGCTGCCGGGCTGCTCATCCAGTCATCAATGGCGCGCGATCCATCGCCACGATTAACCATCGCATCGAACGAATCCATCACGCGGCGATCATCGAACTCTTCAGAAATCGGCTTCAGCGGCTTGAGGATGGCATCTGCGTCCTTAATCTTGGCCTTGCGGAACTCTGGCCGCGGGAAGCGCACGGTGTAGGCGTCAGCACTGAATACCGGCTCCTGGCGCGGGTTGCCAAGATCCTTGGTGCCGATAAGGGTGATCTCGCCAAATCCATCGACGCCGCCGGCTTCGGTGGTCACAACGCCAATGGACGGGACAGCGATGCCGCCCATCTTGTCGGCGAAGGCTAGGTTCTCGGCGGACAGGTTGTGGATGGCGATCAGGTTGCGGTCGGCTTCAGCCGCTACACTGTAGCGCGGCCCCTGGTCGAGGTGCTTGGCGCGGATGAACCAGCCGGTTTCGCCGGCGGCGTTCTTCTTGCGGAAGGTGAACCTGTCGATCTCCTGCGCTTCGGCCTTCGTCAGGTCGGTGCGGATGATGCCGCGCAGCACCTTGCCCTTGGCGGTGGTGTGCTCGACGATCTCCTGCTTGGGCTCCGGCGTGCTGGTCGGCTGGCGATCCGGCAGGCTCAGGCTCTCGAGGCGATCGAAGAGCTCGTTGACGCTCTCGGCATTCGACAGGTCGATGTTGCGCTGCAGGATTCCATCGGCGTCGGCCGCGTTGGTGTGCTTCTCGAGCACCAGCACTTGCGTGTTCACGGCGGTGCCGGCGCGCTCGAAGGTCACCGCCGGCATGTCGATCTTCGCCACGGTGTAGAGATCGGCCGCCTCTTCGCTCTCGAGGAAATCAGCAAGCCGCTTGTCTGCCATGCCGCCGCGCGGGATCAGCGCCACGATCCGGCCGCCGTCGCGCAGGTGCTTCGCGGCCTTCGCCAAGTGCTCGGTCGATGTCTTGCCGCCGCTGCCATAGGGCGGATTCATCACGATGGCGTCGAACTTGTTGTTGATGTGCAGCTGCTCGAAGCGGTCGTTGACGATCCTGGCATTGCCGTTCGCCAGCGCCGCGCGCTGCGACAGCTCGTAGCTCGGCTCCACCATCGTCACGTCGGACTGTTCGGGGAAGAACCGGGCGATGGCGCCATGGCCGGCGGACGGCTCCAGGGCCTTGTCGTTCGGCTGGATGTTCGCCCACTCCACCATCTTGAAGCCGACCGGCTCCGGCGTGGCGAAGTAGTCCTGGCCCTCGCGCTGGTCGCGGCGCTTGCTGTTCTTCTGCTGCGCCCAATAGAACGTCTTGGCGCGATCGAACGGGCTCGTCGTGAAGGCGGCCGACAGCTTGCGGTCGTATTCCTTGCCGCCCTTGCCGTCCTCGGCGCTGGCCGGGAAGGCGTCGGCGTTCTGGTAGGCGTCGATGAAGGCTTCCTTCAGGCCGCGGGCCTCTTCGCCAAGCGCCAAGTTCTCGGCCGTCGATGCACGCTCGGCGATCTTCGATGCGAAGGCTGCCGCCTCCCATGCGGTGCCGGTGGTCAGATACCGGAAGATGGCATCGGAGGCCTGGCCGGTGCGGTAGATGCGGCCTTCGATCTGGGTCGCAGCCACCGGCTTGACCGGCATGCCAAGGTTGATCTCGACGCGCTGGTGCCGGCCGGTGGTGTCGTGCAGGCTCACGCCCTCGCGCCCGGCATCCGACTGCACCACGATCAGATTGCGACCGGAATCGTCGTCGTTGAACAGGTCGGCATTCGCCCGGCGCTGGCCCTTCGACACGGTGCCGTTGAAGAACAGCGCGTCGGGGAACGCCTCGCCCAGCGTCTCGATCGGCGAGAACAGGCCGGTGAAATCCAGTTTGAACATTGGCTTGCTCAGCACGCTGCGCGCCATGCTCTTCACGTCCGGGTCGATGATCTCCCGGATGGCGTCGTTGAACGGGTTGAAGCCGCCGCCCTTGTTGAAGTCATGGAAGACCACGATCTTGCGGCCGAGCGCCAGGTGCTCACGGATGATCGGCACGGCGGCGCGGGCCTTCATGGACTCCAGCAGGTACATGCGGCGCTGGTAGTCGAACTGCTTGCTGACCGCCTCGTAGACTTCGCGGTAGCGGCCTTCCTCGGCCTCGCGCAGATACTTCAGGCCCTCGTCGATCTTGGTGCCAACGGCATCGTCGACCAGCACGAACTTGCGGTCATAGTCGTGCGCCACCTCGAGGCGGCGGCCGGACAGCGCACCTGTGCTCTTCAGCCACTGGTTGAACTGCTGCTCCATCAGCTGCGAGTTCACGCCAGACTCCGGCGCCGTCAGCTTGTTGTAGCGCATCCGGTAGCCGAAGTGCTGCATCAGGAAGCGGTCGCGCGGACTGCCGGAGTTGTAGCCGCCGACGTTGCCTTGCGACTTCAGCAGGTCGGCCGGCTCGACGTAGTGGAACAGGTAACCCTCGGCATAGTCGACGTTTTTCGCGTAGGCGAACGGGGTCGCCGACAGCATAACCGTCTTCGGCAGGCTCTCCTGCTTTGCCCAGCGCTGGTTCCACTTCTCGCGGGCCGGCTGCTCGATGGCGTTCCACTTCTCGCGGGCCTTGGCTTCGGCGGCCTCGAGGGCGATGTAGCGCTCCATCGGCACGTCTGGGTTGCCGTTTGCATCGGCGCGGTCCTGCATAGCCGCCGAGAAGGCCTGCCACTCCTTTGCGTGACGCTGGCGCACCCAGCGGTAGAAGCCGTCATGGTGGCCGGTCAGGGCGCGCAGCTGCTCGAGCGCCGCGGTCTTGTCGCCGCCCTCGTTGCTCGACAGGTAGTGCGACTCGTCGGCGATCACCAGATCCCAATCGCGCTGCGCCAGGCTCTCGTTCTGGCCGAAGTTCGCATAGGTGGTGACGATCGGGCCGGTCTTGCCGTTGTCGTTGGTGTCGGCCAGCTGCTTGAGCTCGACGCCCAGCATGCGGGCGAACTTCACCCAATCCGAGGCGATCTTGTCGCTCGGCACGACGATGACGATGTTGTCCTTGCCGTCATTGATGAAGCGCTTGGCAACGCCAAGGCCGGTCGCGGTTTTGCCGGTGCCGGTGCCGTTGGTGTAGAGGATGCCGTTGTGCCCGGCCAGGCGCTGCTCGGCCTTGAGCACGTCGTCGCGCTGCTCGGGCAGCAGCAGGGGAAGGGCGGCGTCGATGCTGGCCTTGTCGCCCCACTTGGTCGGGGCGTTCTGCGCCTTTCGCTGAGCCGCTAGACGTTGATCGAGGTCGCCGGCTCCAGGCGCTTGAGCATCGTCAGCAACAGCTTCTTCTCGCTCCTGCTCAACGATCTGTCCTTGGATGCTATCGCCACCGCTTCCGGTGCGTTCAGGATCTCCGGCAGTGCTGCTCTCAGGCTGGAATTGCCCGTCTGCTCGATATGCTGGCTGATCGCCTCGTTCTCGGCCAGCAGTGGCGCCATCGCCTGGTAGGCGTTGATCACGCTGTCCGGCACCTTGTTCGCCGTCAGCGCCTCGGCCTGCCTGCCCAGCTCCTTCAGCATCTTGTCCTGCGGCATCGCCATCAGCTGCCTGAACGACGGGTTGCGCAGCTCCTGCGTCCGGGCGATCTCGTTCCACACGCTCGCGGGAACCTGGTGCATTCAGGCCTCCTTGCGCAGGCGCTTGGCCCGCCGCTTCAGGCTGTGGTCCTTGTCCGTTTCCGCCAGGTGCTCCAGCGTTCTCGCCATCAGTTCGCGGGCTTGCGAAGATGTCTTGTTGCTGGCCGGCTTGCTGCTCTTGCCGTTGGAGTCGGTCATTGGTGCCTCTCAGGATCTCGGCGCCGGTGACTTCCGGCTCGCCAAACATATTGGTTCCAGGCTGGGACAGCTGGGCCTGCTCAGTATAGTACCGCAGCGCATCGGCAACCTTATCCCGGCCGCGGGCGCGCGTGAAGCTCTCGCCGCGGTAGAAGATGCTCATGAATCCCAAGGTCACCGGGTCGAGTTCGCCGGAGAAGAAGTCATTCTGGCGCACAAGCTCCAGGATGGGGCGGCCTTCGGCGCGGGCCCGGCGGATCAGGTTCACGGCCTCGAGCAGGTTCGGAGTCGTGTCGACGCTCTCCGAGATCACACCCTCGCGTGCATCCTCACGCATCTTCGCCCAGCTGCCGGCAACGTCGAGCAGAGCGCCGCCGATGGCCTTGATGTCGGTGTCTGCGCTCTCGAAGAGATCGGTGATCAGCGTCTCGTCGCCGTAGGCGCTACCCAGCAGGGCGGCCTCGATGCGGCGCCGGCCGTCCTGGGACAGCATGCCGTCACCATCCAGGATGCGGCCACGGTCTGCCTTGGCGGCCACGTCGCCCACGAAGGCGCGCACGAAGTCGCGGTTCGCTGCGGCCTGCAGGTCGCCGCCACGATACAGGTGCAGGATCGGGCCCATCTTGCGGGCATCGGACAGGGCGCGCTCGGTCGAGCTCAGTTCCAGGGTGGTGCGGTCGTTCGCTTCCGTGGTGTAGGCGATCCGCTCTTCCATGGACATGGGCGTGACGCGCTCGCGCACCAGCACCGGCGCCTTCATGCCGGCCACGTCGTAGCCCTGGCTTGCCAGCCATTCGCGGTAGCGGTCGGCCATGCCGCGGGCATAGGCCTGGCGGATGGCAAGCGTCCGGCCGTTGCCGCTCTCGACAACGTTGTCGGGGGAAACGATCGGGGCGCCGTCTGTCGCGCTGGCGCTCTCGCCCAAGAGGCGCGGGTTCAGCTTGCTGGCGATGTCGTTGATCTGGTCGAGCGAGGCGGAGCGGGAGCGGTCGCGCGGCTGCAGCTCCTTCGGGTAGTCCGGGTTGATGGCGCCGGTGGCATCATTCGACGTGACCAGTTCGTCGGCCTCGATGACCTTGTGCTTTACCTCGAACTCGCGGCCTGCCGGGGTCGATACGGTTTCGCGCTTGGCGGCCGGTGCCGCCGGTGCGGTGTCGCCGGCGTCGAGCTGGCGCAGGGCGGCGCGAACCTCGTCCGGGCCGTCCATGCCTTCGATCGACAGGCCGGAATCCTCGATCATGTCGCGGGCGCCGTTATACCAGCTGCGTAGGTAGGGCCTGACCTTCTCGAGCGGCATGTCCAGGTCCGCCGCCATGGTGCGCGCGAACTCGGCGAAGCGGCGCACGCCGGCCTCGATGTGGAAGACGGCGAGCTCGGTGCCCATCGCCAGGATCTCGGGATCGATGCCGCTGTTCAGCTGCGAGCCGTTCAGCTTCGCCTTCAGCTTGGCGCGTAGCTCCGCGGCGCGGTCGGCGGTCACCAGCTTGTTGCTGGCGCCGTACTCGGCAGGCTTGGTGACGGCCTGCTCGGCTGCTGGCTTCTGCTCGGCTGCCGGTTGGCGCATGACGCTCGGGTCGATCACGGTGGCGGTGATGCCGTCTCCCACCTTCTTGGTAGTGACTGGCTTGGCTGCCTTGCGCAGCGCAATAGCCCCGGGCTCGCCACGCTCTGCAGCTCCTTTAATTCCGTCGAAACTGAATGGCTGGCCAACAAGCTGCTCTACAACATCAGCCGGGATCTCGTGCTTCTCAGCAAGGCCAGCAATTTCGGCGTCGGTCAGGCGACGATTATTTGCAATGGCATGTTCGGCAATGTCGGCAGCGAGCGGAGCCATAGAGCGTCCGGAATATGTACCGGAGAACTCGCGCGCAATGGAGCGAACACGGTCGGCATAGGCATCAGCGGTTTCAACTATAGGCTGACGCTTGGAGCCAGCAGTGATGCCGTCTCCTACCTTCTTGGTGGTGACGGGCTTATTGTCGCTCTCTGCAGGCCTCTCTGCGCTCTCTGCTTCATCACGCACCAGCGGCTTCAAGGTCGATCGTATGACTGGCGGCTGTTCGCCAAACAGGTATTCCTCTGCGCTGTCCTTGTCGGCTTGGCTTGGTCTGCCTAGGTTCGCCTCGAACTGGCGAGCATTGAACTCGTCGCCACGCGCGCGCGCTTCGTCAATGGCGTTCTGCATCAGCCACTGGTCCACGCGCTTGATCGTGTTAACAGCCTTGCGATTGCCATCCACGTCGATTTTCGGGAACGGCGTTGTCTGCCGGCCGCTGGATGTCGTCACCACCTCACCAGCGGCCAGCATCCCACCAACTTCTCCGCGGCGCGGTGCCGGCTGGGCTTGATCGCCAGCGGCAGCCATGCGCCGGTTGAAGGTGGACATATCCATCTTCTCGGTGCGGGTGCCCATCTTCACCTTGACGAAGCCGTCGCCAACGTCGGTGATGGTGCCCTGCTGGCGGCCCTTGCCGAGCACGACGGCCTGGCCGACCTGCGGAGCGGATGCAGGCTGCCCAGCTGTCAAGGATTCCTTGACGGTTGCCTCGTCGCCGGCCTTGATCTTCTGATTCAGCTCGCCGAGGTGCTGCTGGATCGGCACAGCCTCGTATTTCTCGGTATTCAGCGCATCGACCTTCTTCTTGTCGAAGGTCTCCATGATGACTTCGCCGGTTTCCTTGTTTCGGATCACCCAGCTCGCCGGCTCGCCCTGCAGGCTATTGGTCGGCTCGACCTTCGGCCGCTCGACGATCTCCTTGGCCGCGCTCACCGGCTCTTCCTGCTTCGGCCTGGTCAGAGCGTTGATGGCCTGCTCGATAGCCTTGCGGCGTTTGGTCAGGCGAGCGTGCTCGTTGCGAACCTCGCGCGGGCTTTCCTTGGTGATCTCAAGCTCTTTCGCCTGCTTGGCCACCGCCTTCAATTCGCCGCGCAGTTCAGCCTCGCTCATCTGGTCAAGGCCTTTCTCGGCCTCTGCTTGGATGCGCTCGCTCAGCAGGGGCGTGCGCTGGGAGGAAGGCTGCTCAGTGGTCAACTGCGGGTTTACAACTGGCGCAGTGTCGGCCGCGCCCTGCTCAGGCATGGCAGGCTGCTCGACGGCTGCCGGCTCTTCGATCGCCGACGCTTCCTCGATGGCCTCCGGCTCCGGTTGCGCGGCGGTCTGGCTGCGCACGATGTCGACGCCATCCTCGTGCGTGAAGTCGTAGGTGTTTCCATCCTCGGCGGTGACGCGCGCCGTCCAGCGGCCGTTGCCCTGGTCGACGTAGCTCTCCAGCGTACCCGCGACCTCTCCATCCGGAGCCACGACAGTGACCGGCTCGCCGGACTGCTGGATCACGCGCTCGGCCGCACGCGACAGCGGGCCCTTCGGCGGCTGCGGAGCGGCTTGCTGCGCTGCTGGCGCGGCGTTGTCGTTGACCGCTGCCGGTGGCACCTGCTGCGGCGCTTCGGATGCTGGCGTGGCCGGCGCAGCGCTCTGCGGAGTGGTGTCGGATTGGGTCGGGCCGGGCGTAGCGGTCGGATCGGCGACCTCGCCAAGGGTCGGTTCGACACGCTCCTGCGGCTGCTCGGTTTCGGTGCGCTGGTAGGCTGCACCACCCATGGCGCCGCCCATCACGCCACCGACAGCCAGACCGCCAAGGCCTTCGTTCACGACGCCTTCGCCGATCTTGCGGTTCGGGTCTGCCTTGCTGACGGCATAGTTCTCGGCCGCCTTCTGGGCCATCGACTGCGGCAGTTCCTCGAAGATGCCTTCGGCCACCGCGCCCTTGGCGACACGGCCGGCGAGGTTCGCCGATACGCGCCCGGTGATCAGGTTCGCCAGCGCCCGGTCACCCAGACCGCCGAACAGGCCGGTGGCGGTGCCGGCGATCAGGAAGCCCTGCGTGGCCGCATCCTCGGCGAGCTGCGCTCGGGCAGCCTCGAGGCTCATGCCTTCCGACATCAGCGACTGGATCGCCTCGGACTTCGCCAGGTCTTCCGGCTTGATCTTCATGATCTCGTCACGCACTTGGCGCGCAGTGCCGGCGCCACCCATCAGACCCTCGGTCACGCCGCCGGCGATGGTGGCGGTGCGCGCGGCTGCGGTTGCAGCGGCTGCCTGCGATCCACCCTTGGCGATGGCGCGCAAATAGGAAGCCTTGGCGAGGCGCCCGGCTGCCCCCATGGTCAGCACCGTTTCCGGCAGGGACTGGATGATGCCGCCGGCATAGGCGCGCGGATCGCTCCAGGCCGGGCCGAAGGTGCCCTTCTCGGAATCCCACCAGGCTTTGTTGAGCGCCTGCGATTGCTCGGGCGTCAGATCCTTGCGGGAGGCCTCGATGCTTTCGCGCAGCAGGGTTTCGGAGTCCTTGCCCTGCAGCCAGCGGTCGGCGGCATCGCCGGCCCGCACAATGCTTTCGCCCACCACCGGAATGCGGCTGACGAGCTCGCGCAGGTTCTGCGCTGCGCTGGTTGTGCCCATCCACAGGAGGTTGCCGGCATCGCTCAGCATGCCGCCATCGTCTGGCGTTTCCTGCGCCTGAGTCTGCACAGCCGGCGTCTGGGCTGCCGGTGCGGATTGCGGCGTGGTTGCGGCGACAGCCTTCGCGGCCTCGACCGGATCGGCGCCGGTCTTGATCATTTCCTGCTGCACGTCAGGGCGCAGCGGAGAAGGCGGCTCCTGGCCGGGCATCACGACCTTGTAGCGGCCCGGCTCCTTGGCATCGAGCTCGGCCTGGATGGCGGACAGGTCGAACTCTTCGGCCTCTTCGGCGGAAGCCTGGGCGTTCTGCATGAAGCCCTGGCCGATCTTGCCGGCCTTGCCCATCACGTCCTGCACATACTGGCGGGTCTTCGGGCCCCACTGCCTGCGATCGTCGCCGCCGTGGTGCGCCATGATGGCTTCTTCGAGGGTGTAGCCCTTGTCCAGGCGCTCGCGCAGCTGCTTGGCCGCGGCATGGATCGACTGCTTGGCGTCGAACGGATTGATGCCGAGGCTGCTCGCGGTGCTGTCAAGGTACTGCATCAGGCCCTTGGCGCGGCCCCATTTCGTGCGCGCACCGACCGCGCTCGGATTGTAGCTCGATTCCTGCTGGCCAAGCGCGGCGAGCACGTTCAGCGGAACGCCATACTCGGCGCTAGCCTCTTCGAAGATCGGCTGGAAGTTCTGCGGCGGCATCAGGCCGCTGGTGCGCATGGATTGCGCGGCGCTGCGCGGTTCGGATCGCTCCGGGAGCTCAATCTTGGGCAGTTCGTAGCTCTTGGACTCTTCGATCAGCTTGTCGATGGGGGACTGGAGGAAGCGGTTTTCAGCCACGATATGCCCTCGGCGGTTCGGTTACGGTGCGGATGGTCCGATGATAGAACAATCCGACCGCCGAGGGCAGCAGGGTTTACCGGGAGTAAGGCACCGTCTTGCCGGTGGTGGTGTCGTAGATCATCGGGACGCGCCCGGTCGGCCTGGCGCCTTGGCCGGATATCCCGCCGGACAAGGGATTGCTGCGCTGCTGCGGCTGGCTGCCGTAGATCATCTGCATGTCCTGCTCGATGATCGCCCGCTGCTCGGCCTGGCTCTTGCGAGCGTAGCTGTAGTCGTTCTTGATACGGCCCTCGTGCAGGCGAAGGCGAGCGTCGTCCGGCGAAATCGCCTTCTTGTACTCGCCGATCCCAAGGATCGCGGGGAGGTTCTGAGCGATCCAATCGTCGGAGAATCCGTTCCGCTTGAGCAGTTCGACCTTCTGGTTCACGGCGCTGGACTTGTTGGCCGCGTCCATCTGCTTGCCGGTTACCGTGCGCTCAAGTGCGGCATCGTCACGCTGGCTCTGCAGGGCGGACTGGTTGGCGGCCTTGCGGTCATCACGGTAAACGTCGCGCTGGAACTTACGATCTTCCTTCGCCATTTCGAGCTGCGCCTTCTTCGCCGCCTGGATCTCGGCCCAGCCGGTGTTGAACACGTTCTCGGGCGACAGCATGAAGGCACCCATGCGATAGGCGTCCTCCATCCCGTTGATGACCTGCGAGTATTCCTTGCCGTCAGGGCCTTTGAACGTCAGCTGCGCGCCGGTGATGTTGCCCTTGTCGTCCTTCAGGGTCTTCCAGTCCTTCACCTGCGTGCCGTCGTCGAAGTAGCCGCGGGAGTTGTAGGCCTTCACGAGATCCTTGCCGAAGCCGTCGAAGTCGCCCATGTTCGCCTTCATCACGGCGCTGGCCCAAAGCTTTTGCCCCTGCTTGACCTCCTTGGCGTCGTTCCAGGCCTTCCAGGCTTCCGCCTTCTCTGGGTCGATCGCCAGGTATTCCTCGTAAATCTTGGGCGCCGCGACCTTGATGTAGAACTCGTCGAGGCTGCCGACCTGACCCTCGGCCGCCTTCCTCGCGGATGCCTCGTCCGAATAGCTCTGATCGCCGACGTTGAAGGTCGGCATGGTCATGGTGTTGTCGGCGTTCGATGTCGATCCGACCTGCACCAGCCCGTCGATCGCCGACTGACGCGCCGTCTTGGCGTCGGCCATGCCTGCCTCGCGGGCCTTGCGCAATTTCCCTTGCTGCATAAGGCCGTGGAGCTTTGCGCCTGTGTCGATCCCGCTGCTCAGGCCCTGCGCTAACGCCCCGATGCCGATTCCGAAGTTTGCGAAGCTCATTTCAGTAGGCCTCCAACCAGACCCTTGCTCAGCAGCTTATCGCCGCCCAGCTTGCCGATGATCGTGTTCCCGATGCCGCCGCCGAGCAGCTTGCCGGCAATCGAGTTCTTCATTCCGCTTTCGATGATGCCGCCGGCCGGCGTGGAGCCGAGCGCTGTGCCGCCGGCCGGGCCGCCGACGATACCCTTCAGCGTGCTCCACGAGTCCGACACGATGTCGCCGCCTTCAGGTTCTGGCGTGTCCTGCAAGCCCATCTTCTCGCCGCTGACATCGCTCGAGACTGGAGCGGCCTTGTCCTTCTTCTTCTGGGCGAGGTTCATCAGCGACATGGTGTTGCTCATGCCGCCGGCGAGGCCTTCCGCCAGCCCTCCAAACGCTGATCCGTTCATGCAATACCTCCTGCCATCGCGTTCTTCTTGCCGGCGATCTTGTCGACCTTCTGGTTGAGTTCCTGCACGGCCTTCATGGTCACGCCGATGGCGTCGACAACCGGGATCGTGGCGCCGTCGCCCTTGCCGGTGGCGGCCTGGAAGTCCTCGGCATAGGGTCCGATGTGCTCGCCGCCGTCGCCCATGCCGTCCTTGTATTTCCACTGCTCGACAGGCATCTGCTCGACCGCTTCGAGCGCGGAACCTTCGACAGGGCGCTTGTTCTCCTTCGCGTCCTTGGACGACATCATGTAAAGCGCTGCGCCGGAGCCTACGAGCTGGCCGATTCCACTCATAAGACCTGCGGAACTGGCAGAGTTCGCCTGCTGCTGGGCGTTCCATGCGTTGAGTTGATTGCCATACAGGCTGTTCAGGGTGCTGGCCTGGCCGGCATAGCCCTGCATGGCGCCGGAGAAGCCCTGGCCCATGATCTGGTTGTTGCCCTGCCACTGCGCATTGGCCGCGTTCATGTTGCCGGTGGCCGAGTTGCCGGAGTTGAGCCCAAGGCCGACCTGCTGCGCAGAAGTGGACGTGGCGCCTTGGCCCATGTTGGCGATGCCCTCCTGCAGGGCGAGTCCTTGCGCGCGGACCTGGTTGCGCGCCTGGTTCTGCGCGCCGGCCGCACCGAGTGCAGTGGTGGTGGAGTTCGCTCGCTCGATACCGGCAAATCGCCCGCTGGTTGGGCTGACACCCATGCTCGCCATCTGGCGCTGGTTCTGCTGCTGCGCGGCTGCGGCATTGCCAATAACCGTGGCCTTGGCCTCGGCGGCAACCTCCTGCTGGCGCTGCTCGCTATCCAAGTCGCGCGCTTCCTTGATGTAGCGATCCTGCTCAGGCTTGAAAACCGTCTGGTAGCGGTTCCACATTTCTTCGGAGCGGGCGTTGGAATCCTTCATCGACTCCAATTGCGCACCAGTCACCTGGTTGGTCAGCTCGTCGATGCCCTTCTGCCGCTCGTTGCCTACCGCAAACTGCTCCTTGGCAAAATCAAGCCACTGCTGCCCGGTCTGTGCCTGCATGAGTGCGGCCTGACCGATCTGCGGGTCAGGGGATGGAGCACTGCTGCCGCCACCGCCTTTGCCGCCGCCGAAGCAGATATGCGCACCGAGCAACTGGCGGCGCAGCTTGCGATCCAGCTTCTCGTGCAAGAAATCGCCGCCGAGCAGATCATCGCCCGGCAGGCTCCAAAACTCGTAGTCGCTCATTGGCGGTACTCCTGGGGAATGAATCGGCAGTTCTTTCGCAGCATGCCGAGCGAGATCAGGTCGTCGTCTGGCATGCCGTGCGGGTGATACCCCTCGCGCACGAAGCCAAGCTTCTCGTCGAAGCGGAGCGCGTGCAGGTTCTTGGCCGGCACCATGGCCGTGACTCGGCGAAGGCGCAGCTGGATGAATGGATAGGAAAAGGCGTGGCACAGAAACTCTCGAGTCAGCCAGCGCCCGCTGCCGTCACTGGCAACGTGCATGCTGCAGTCGGCTGGCCCGATATTGTCGTAGACCACCACGCCGCGCAGGCCGCCTTTGCCCTCGATGCCGATCGCGCGCGCGCCAGGCTGGAACCGCTGAAGCCCAATGCGCTCAGCAGCCCACGGTAGAAGTCGCTCGCTCTCGCCAAAAATCAGCATGATGACTGTGCCTGGTTCGGTTTTCTGATCATTCTATGCACAATCGAACCACTCCACTACCGAAGAAGCACGCGCAAGGCGTTGAAACCTGCGTGCAGTCGGCGCACGTCTTCCAGTAGAGCGTTGTACTGATCAGCAGTTGGCGCCGAGGTTAGCGGCACGGCCGTAATCTCAGCCGGCACAGAACCGACCAGGGCCTGTAAGTGTTTGACTCTGGCCGCTGCCTCCTGGCGGTCGCCGCGCTTCCCGGCCAGGATCTCAACGTCCTGCTTGATGATGTTATCCATGGTCATGCCCCCGCCAGTTCCTGCCCTGTAGTCGCCATGAGGATCTGGGTGATCGGCATGTCGCTCGCGACCTCGATCTCCCACTTGTCCGCCTTGAAGCCGGACGGAAGCCGCGCCATCTGGTTGACCTTGCCGATGGTGGCGACCAGCTTGCGGTCGGCGTAGATGCTGACCGACACGGTGCGGTTGACGGTCGGGATCGGCTCGAGGATATCGCCGTTCACCTCGTAGACGTTGAGCGCTGCGCCGCCGAGCTCGCCGCCGAGAGACGGCAGCGCGAATAGGGTTTCGTTCTCGGCCTTGATGCGCGCGATCTCGGCCTCGATCGCCGCGACCTCTTCATCGGTCAGGCCCTCATCGGCCTCGACCAGGATCGCGCCGAAGTTCGTCGGCGTCGGGATGACGAACAGCTTCGACTTCCAGGATTGCAGGTCGTAGGGCTCGGAGAGCGCATCCCACTCGTAGATCGAGTCGTCGACCAGCATGTAGAGCACGCCGCTCGGGATGTCGTAGTGCATCGCGTTGGCGCGCACGTCGGAGCGGATCAGGAACGGCTGCGAGCCCGTCAGGTCGATGATGAACGAGCCGCGGAACTCCTGACCGCGCACGTCGGAATAGCTGTAGCTCGTGAAGTAGCGCCCGTTGTATTGGCCCGCGACCATGTTCTGCGGGTTGAGGCGCAGCCAGTCGTCGCGCGTGAACAGGCCAGCGGTCGCCACGCTGGTTCCGGACGTGGAAACCTGCACTAGGCCGTCATGCGACGGGTAGACCACGGAGTAGCCGAGATCGACGATCCCGCGCGCATTGATGCAGGGCAGGTTCAGCTCGGTCTTCTCCATCGCCATGTTCTCCGGCGCGGTGCCGCTGGCGACGTAGGGCACGCCCTCGGTGACGATCGCCAGCGACGTGCCGAACCAGGCAAGGCCGACGACAGGATAGTCCGTCGTCAGCACATACTTCTCCGGCCAGGCGTGCGGTCGGTAGGGCTCGCAGAAATACACCTCTTTCCCTCGGAAGGCGGCCATCATGCCGTTCGGCCCCGCTACCAAGCCGGTGAGATCATCGGGCGGCGCATTCCACTCCAGCGACGGCAGCGGCTCTTGGATCGACTCGGACGGGATGTTGTCGACGAAATCCGTCGTCGCCGCGGCGCGCTCGGCGATGAAGTACAGTTGCGTGCCGGTGGTGCTGGTCTGACTGCGGTAGATGCGCTGCTTGGTGATGTTGCGGCCGGCTGGCGTGGCCGCGAAACCGGAGAGCGTCACGGTCTGGCCGGGCTTCCAGTACACCTCGTTCGAGACAGGGCACGGCTCTGACTCTTCGCCGAAATCGGTCACCCAGGTGTAGACGTATAGGCGCGTCGAGCCGAGATCCGACGTGGATGTTCCGCTGACGGCTGCGGTCAAGGCCGGCGATGGCGCCGCGATGGCGAGCGGGTAGGTCGTGCCGCCGACGATCATCTTCGGTGCGCCGTCACCCATGACGTAGAGCCGGTCGGTCGCCACCGGGCCAGGGGCCGCATAGACCATCCCAGGCCAGGCCATCCAGTCGCCATTGTGCAGGTAGATCGTGCCGTAGCCCTCGGCCGGGGCGCCGGACAGCTGCTGCACGAAGCGCCGCTTGCGGATCGGGGTCAGGCCGCCATCATCAAGGCGCGTGTTGTAGGCCGCCTGCGCGAAGGTATCGCCAAGCAGGCGCGGGATAACCTTCGGCATTTCGCCGGCAAACCCGATCAGTTTCAGTAGCGCCATGGTGAGCCTCCTGCATGGCATTGTAGGGCGCGAAGGCCTGTCATGTCTTGACGATCATGTTGGTTACCCCGGTTCCCTCGCACGCGCGCACGACAGTCAGCACGTCGGTGTCGCGAGCCGTGCAATGCACGATCTCGAACTCGCAGGACGGCTTGATCAGGGTAATGGGGAACCAGTCACCACTCGGCGCTGGGAATGCGGAGCCAGTGCCGGCCTGAAGACTGATCTGGGTGTCGGCCGCGCCAATGGATACGGCGAGCCGGGATGCAGCGTTGTTCGCTACCAGAGGCATGTATGCGCCCTCTTCGTGATGTCGAGACGTGTCCTTTCCGAAGATCAGGAGCGTGATGACAGCGACGAAGAGAAGCGCGAGGTATCCATGCGCGAATTGTGGGCGCCACTTGGCTGAGCGGTCAAGGGCACCCATGCGTCAGATGCTTTTTGCCGGGTTGAACTTGAACGTCAGCCCCTTGCGCGGCTCGTTGGCGCCCTGGTGGCTCGGCTTCACCTTGAAGCCAAGGCGAATGACGAAGGCGCGCGTGGTGCTCCACTCGTGAACCCAGTAGAAGCCGAACCAGCGCTTGCCGTCGTTCTCGACAATGACGAACTGCCAGCCGCCCATGCCGGGTTTGTCCTCGACGACGTAGCGCCCGCGATAGGTGATCTTGCTGTCGATCACCGGCGCGCTGAAGGCCTCGAGCAGGCGCATGTTGTTCGCCGGGTTGCGGAATGCCGCCCACCACCACATGGCCGCGAAGGAATCGACCGCCCAGCCGAACGGCGTGTTCTCAGCCCACCATCCGCGCTTGTCGCCCAGAAGGCCGTCGAAGTCGTTGCCCCAGAGCCAGGCCCAGCGCGGCAGGTTGACGATCGGCCGGCCATCGCTCAGCGACACGGCAGGAACGCGGAACGGGATCGCCAGGGCGACCACCACAAGGCCGGTCACGATACCGGCCAGCCGCGCAAAGATCAGCCAGGACCATTGCGCCAGCGCATGCAGGGTCATGCCGGCCATGGGTATTCCCCCTGAATTTCGGCGTATCGAGCAGCACCAGCCGCGTTCGCTGCGTCGATTTCATCTTGCGCAGCCCCCATCGCTTGCAGTCGAGCAGCCTTGGCAAAGTAGCGGTCGGAGCCGGTTAGCGGGTCGGCGTAGGCTTGCAGTCGCAAGACCTCTATTTGCTCACGAGTTAACGGCTTGGCAGGCGGGTTTAGGTGCGCATCAACTTCCTCTGCTGTCATTTCGACAAGCACGGGACTGCCCCACTCTTTGCGCTCGGCTTCGGTTTCGTAGGCGTAAACTTCGTCTGTTTTTTTGTCTTTAAAATATTTCATTAACGTAGCTCCGCCCACATTGCGATTGAGGTATATGTCGATGCGACGCCATAAGTTGACGCAGCAGGAACAATAAAGCACACGGTCGCGCGTCCGGTATAATTGGAGTGGTTGAGGCTCACCTGTATATTCAACCCATCCACATAGGCACTTAGTTGTGCCTTATTGTTGTTAAAGACATTACTATACACAGAAACCATTATCGGCTTGCCTGTGGTGTTTGTATACGTAGTGCCGGACGCGCGACTTGCAGTTACATTCTGCCATGTCTGCCCATAGCCAAGGCCACCGTCGGCAACAGAAATGCCAAGCGTTGACCGAGCAGCAGCAGCATCCGCATCATCGAGAAGGGTCTGCGCGAAAGACGAGATGTTGCCGGTGTTGAATACCTCACGCCACGCGCCCCACGCGCCGTAAGATTGATCTTGGTGGTAGACCCGTCCGCCGCTTGTTCTAAACTCTCTCCACGCTGACCCTGCACCTCCAGTGCCATCAGTCCAATGGCCAAAACAAGACAAGACGCCGAACACATTGTTGCTGGTAATTACCGGGATATTAAGCCCGTCAGGGCCGCCGCGAGCAAAACCACTAACCATCCCCTTCACAAACACATCGGCCGGTGTGCCTTTTTCAAATACCGTGTCGCGCAGGTCGAGGTGTCTGCCGTTACCGAACGCCCCCACCGTCATCAGCGCCCCGGCAGTGGTGTCGGTTGGCGAGGTTTGAGCATTCTTGGTTGCAGCAGTGCCGAGACCAAGATTGGTGCGTGCAGTCGCCGCGTTTTTCAGGTCAGACAGGTTGTTGGCGTCGAGCAGCGCGGAATTTGTCAGATCATTGATCTGCTGAACTATCGCATCCATGACGGCCTTGGTAAGCCGAACCTCAACACGATCGCCAGCCGAGAACGCCTGCGCAGCTGTGCCTTCCTGCGCGCGGGTAACGGTGAACACGTCGCCAGACCTGGCCGTGCATCTCAGGATCTCCAGCGCGCCCGATGACTTGATCAGGGTCAGCGGGAACCAGTCGCCACCCGTAGGGCTGGGGAACTTTGCGCCCTCGCCTGTCGTGACGGAAAGCGTGGTTGCGGCGGCGGTCAGGGATGACGCCAGCTTGGATGTTGCGTTGTTGGCGAGCAAGACAGCCATATCAGCACTCCGCTACTCGTAGGTTGAAATTTACCGTCTTGACTCGGCCATCGGCTGTCGTGACGGTGACGGTGACGGTGTAGGACTCGCCGTCTACGCCGCCGGAGAGCCACACCTTGACCAGAGGCGGCAATCGCTCGACATCCCCGATGACAAGGCCATCAGGCGAAGCCGTGGCGGTAGCTGCGACCAGGCTGTCACCTCCGACAAGCCAGTCGCCAAAGTCGATGTCGTAGTCCAGGGTGTCGCCTGGCTGTTTACGCTTCACACCCAGCATCAGGCTCTCCTTTCAAAACGTTGCTGGTCACGGACGAAGAGCGCCCGGTCTTCTTGCGGAACCCTGAGCAGGCGAGCCGGATCGGCGGCGCGGAATGCTGTTTCGGGTCGGATCGCAAAGCTGCGGTCGTCGAACGCCAGAGCAAAGTCTCGACCGAACGCACGATCAAACACGCTCTTGCGCAGGTCTGCATCATCGCCAGCGAGCAGGTATGTTGCCGCATCGCCATTGGCCAGATAGTCCTTCATCAGGCGCGCATCGCCGCCCTGCAGCAGGTAGCTTCCGGCCTCTGACGGAAAGCGGTAGTCGCGCAGGAACACCACATCGGCGCCGGCCGACTGGTACGCGCCAGGCTCGGTGCGGAAGATTCTCGCATAGAGCAGCGCGGCCGGCTCGCCATCGGCCTGATACTCGCCGGTGGTTGCGAACATCTGGTAGCCGTGCACACTGCCGGCGTCAGCACCGCCCAGCGCGTAGACCCCAGGCATTGCGGCGACGACGTAGCCTCGCAGCGACGACGCATCTACGCCTGAGCTCGCATAGCCCCCAGCCTCGCCATGCAACACGCGCCCGTAGGCCAGCAGCGCGTCACTGCCAGCAGCGGCGAACACAGCGCCATCTGCCAGCAGGAACGTCACCACCTCGCCGTTGACTTCGGCGCCGTTGACTGCGAAGCCGTTGATCATGGTCAGCTCAGGGTCAGGACTTGAGCAGACAGGTCGACGCGGAACGTCTCGCCGTCATTTAGGGTGATGTTTTGCCCGTAGTCCCAGCATCCAATAAGCAGCCCTCCTGCTGCGGTGCTGTTGTAGAGCACGGCATAGCGGAATGGGCCTATGGTGCCGCCAGATGCCACCCAGGTGGCTGGGTCGCTGAGCGACAGGGCATAGGTGCCTGCGGTTTGCGAACTCGAAGACTGCAAGGCCTGGTTGCCGCCGGCGGTGTAGCCGTTGCCAGCGGCAATCTCACCAATATCGGCCAGCACGGCATGGGTAGCCAGCGGCGCGGTGTTGGTCAGGGCGACCTTCAGCACGTCGCTGGCCAGGTTGTGCTTCTTCTCGGCCACGTCTTCGACGAAGCAGTTGTATTTCTGGTAGGTGGCCATGGACTCTCCTTAAAACCATTGCGCCCGCGTGCGCACTGCTGCGCGCTGCTGGCCTTTGATTGAAGCGGTGGATAGCTGCCCCAGACGATTCTCGAAGCGCATGGAGTAGAACTGCGCCCGGTCAGGCGCGGTGAATGGCTGCCCCGGTGTCATCAGTATCTCGGCCAGGGCGCCGTCAGCGATGGTCTGGCGGTGCTCCCTTGCAATGAAGTCAGGGAGCTGCTCGGCCTCTTCAGCCGGCTTCAGGGTCGTGGCCAGGTACAGCCTGCCGCTGCATTTCGGAACCACCAGCACGGAGCCAGGCGAAGTCTGGGTAATCCACCGGCCGGCGCTGGCCTCACGGGTGCGCCAGTCCGGCATGTCGCGGTCAAGGTCGCCTACGCTGATCGGCTCCAGCGGGCGGCCATCCAGCAGGGCCTGCTCAATCTCGAAGAGCTGAGCGCCTTCCGGCACGCACACGACGTTGCAGCTAGTCGGCGTGATGTTGAACTGGTCTTCATCGCGCCACAGGCGAGTGCGCTCGCAGAAGTGCTGCGCAGCCAGGATGATCGCGGAGAACGCCGTCGGCTCCGAGCAGCCCGGAACGTAGGGCATGATGCGCGGCAGGAAAACGTCGAGGTCTGTCATACGCTGGCCGTGTTCGGCGATGCGGCGCCGGTGACTTCGTTGTTGGTGCCCAGCGCCTCGGTGAAGGCCTGGAAGTGCGCGGCAGCCAATGCGCCGTTGGCGAACTCGCTGTCTTTGGCGAGTGCCCGGTAAAGCAGGTAGCTGACCAGCGGGCCCATGTAGGCGCGGTCGAGCTCGAGCAGGTCATCGTCGGCAGCAACGGCCGGCGGTGACTCGGAATACAGAGCTTCCACCGTCACGCCAGCCTTGGCCGGCGGATAGACGTAGAACACGGTCGGCGTGCGCTCGTCGAAGGTGTAGTGCTTGATGGCGCTGGCCTGGCGCATGATCGGCCAGTCCGGCGCGGAGTCGTCGAGCAGCTGGCGATCGGTGCGGCGAACCGGGCGACCGCCCACGTTGCGCACCACGTCCAGGAGCTCGAGCCCACGTTCGGGCAGACGCTGCAGCGCGCCGGCAGCCAGGGTGACCTCCCCGGTGACGGCACGCGCAGCAGGCCGGCGAATGACCACCTCGCAGGCTGCATCGTTCAGCCATGCGAAGAGCTCTTCCTTCGTCCAGCGCACGAAGTCCTCATCATTGAGGATGATGCTCGCGCGCTGCAGAACATCGCCGGCCCGGATCGCCATTACTCAGCGTCCTTCTTCAGCTCTTCGCTGATGCGCTCGGCCGTCCACTTGCCATGCGGGCGCTTGCCGAACTTGGCTTCGTACAGCTTGGCCAGTTCTTCGCGGTCCAGGTCGCCATCGCCGTTCAGGTCGCCTTCGAGCTGATCGTCCGTGGCGCCTTCCGTTGCAGTGTCGCCGTCTTCCGTGCCTTCCGTGCTCTCAGCCAGCTTATCCAGCTGCTCGTCGATCAGGTCGGCGCGCTCGCCTTCCGGCATGGCGTTCCACTGCTCTGCCGTGCGCTCGCCGGCGGCCAGCTTGACCACGACAGCCTGCTCGATGGTCTTGCCGCCGATCTCGAAGGCGGCAGGATGCACGTCGCTGCCGACATACTCGGCAGATTCGACACGCTTCGGCTCGCTGTTCTGCTCGGCCTTGGTCGATACCTCGCCATCGGCGATGCCGTAACCTTCAGGGATCGACAGGAACCGCTCGACATGCGCCTTGTCGGTGACCTCGGCGGCATAGTCGGGCGGCAGAAATTTGTAGGCGGTATCACCCAGGGTGACAGTGTGCCCGTTGCGGCGCTTGATTTTGCTCACGATTTTCATGCGATGCCCTCTCGGTAAAGGGGCCGAGCGAACCCGGCCCCTCTCGGTTACTGCTTGGTGGTCAGGATCAGGGTGACCTTCTGATCACTCGCAGTGACAGCGCCGGAGACTTTCAGGCCGATCGAACGGTCAGCCTCAACCGGGGCGATCTGGAATCCAGCCGCCTTGCTCATGCGAACGACGGTGTTGTTCGCAGCGCCCGCAAACAGCTCGTTGCCGCTGGTGCGGGATACGTCGACCGAACCGAGAGTGCCGGACATGATGCCGATGTCAGCAGTTACGCCGGCGCCAAGGTCGCCAGTCACCAGAGTGGCATCGACGACAGTGTGGTAGGCCGGCAGCACGCCGAGCTCCACGATGTCGGTCGACGCCAGGTTGGCACTGATGGTGAACTCGTACTTCTCGACGACGGCGCCGCCGGCTTCACGAGACACGGGGGCGATCTTCTGACCAGCACCCCAGCGGGATTGAAAGATAGCCATTACTCAGCCCTCCGTTAGGCGTTCGGGTTGGCGGCAGCGGTGTCGATGCTGATCACACCGAAATCCTTGCCGTTGAAGCGGGACTTCTTGAAGCCGAAGATGGCGCCCGAGGCGACGGTCGGCTCGTTGCCGTAGTCCTTCAGCTCTTCCTCCCAGGTCCAGCGCATGCCGCCTGGGGTGCCGTAGGCGACCACGCCAGCCTGGCGACCCATGAACAGGGCGCGACCGGCCTCGACGTTGCTGCCAGCGCCGTAGTCGCTGAAGCGGATGCCGTTGCGGTGCTCGTGCAGGACCACGTTGTTGATCATGCCCAGGCCACCCTTGAAGATCGGGTTGCTCTTGCCTTCAGCGGCAGCGGCGGCCTTCTGCACGTCCAGCCACTCGGAACCGGCGGCAGTACGCAGGTCGTGCGCCTGGAACGGGTTCATCAGCAGGACGTAGTGCTCTTCGCCTTCGATCGTCAGCGGCGCCATGTTGGCGGCATCCGGGTCTTGGGCCTGGAGCATGGTGGCGAGAACCTTAGCGCGCTCGATGACATTGCGGGTCATCTTGTCCTCGGCTGCCAGGGTGGCCTTGCTGGTGGCGTTGCCGCCGTAGAGCATGTGGCCAGCATCAGGTGCCTGGATGGCGTTCTGTGCGCGACCAGCCCAATCGGTCGGGAACAGGAAGTCCTTGTTGATGCCGCGGGCACCGGACAGGTAGATGAACATTATCTCGTCCATGTACCGAGCCCAGTAGTCGGAGGCGCGATCCTTGGCGACCTTGCGCAGGTCGTGCGGGGTGCGCTTGCGGGTCATCTTGCCGCCTGCCGACACAGCCTTACGGGTCTGGTCGATGACCACCTCGTCGGTGTAGAACTTCAGGCTTTCTTCCTTGCCCTCGAGGCGAGCATCGCCCTCGGTTGCTTCGCCGCGCAGCTGCACGGACAGGTCGAAGCTGATGCGGTCACCGGAGTCGGTTTCCAGCTCGGTCTTCTTCTGGATGACCGAGTTGTCGGACTCGCCGATGAACTTGCGCTCGAAGTAGGACTTTTTGATCTGGTCTACGGCAAGAGCCGAGGACCACTTTTTCGCAGCTTTCGGATCGCCGAAAGGAATGACGGTCTGAGCCATGGAGCTACCCTCATGTGGATATGAAATAAATCCATAGGCAGCTCCTGCGCTCTATGACGGTCTGATTATCGGCGTGGCGGTTCACTTTTGCAACCGACCTCATGCAGACATGGCCGACAGCCCATTACGCAGCGACTGCGCCGCGGTGGACTGCCTGACCTTGTTGATGGGCACACTGCGATCGGCCTTGAAGACGATGCGTGCGGCCTTGCCGGATTTTTCCTCGAGCGTGATGACGGCAACGTCGCCGATGGTCACGCTCTCGCCGGGCTTCAGGTCGATGCGCAGGGTGCTCTGCATGATTTTCCCTTATGTGGAAAGGTAGGCTTCTTGGTCGGCCGGGCTCAGCTTCTGGAATGCCTTCTCGCGCGCCACCGGGTCGGCTATGCGGTCGATGTAGGCGAAACGGTTGCCGTCGTCGGTATCCGTCTGGTCAGCGGCCGGCACCTTCGCCAGGTTCGGAACGGTGGCGATCGGCTTGCGCGGCTTGGCCTGAACCTCGGGCGCCTTGTCGGCCTTCTTCTGGATCACGCCCTGCTCGACGCATAGGCCGTAAGCCTTCTCCAGGATCTCGCGCACGCCAAGGTCGGCGTTCTCTTCCTTGCTGGCGATGATCTTCACCGCGTTGTCCAGCGCAGCGAACCGCAGGTCGGAGAAGTCTCGCTTCACCCCGATCTCAGCCAGGAAGCCGTTGATCTGCGCCTCGCGCTCGTTGACCTGGCGCTGGTGCTCGATCTTGGCTGCCGTCTCGGCCTCCTTGAGCGCAAGGCGGATCTCCATGCGCTCGTCGTCCAGCGCCTCGACCTGGCTTTCGTACTCGTCGAACGTCAGTTCGCCATCGTCGTACTTCTTGCGCAGGTCGGCCTTGGCGGTCTTGATCTCGCCCAGGCGCTCTTCGGCCTTCTCCGGCGCCTCGGCTACCAGGATCGGCCCTTGCTGCTGCGAACGCTCAGCCCCGGATTCATCCCCCTCGTCGCTGTCATCTGCGCCATCGTCGGCTTGCTGCTCGCCGTCATCAGCGCCTTCAGCAGCATCGTCGCCAGCATCCGATTCAGTTTCGTCGCCGGATTCTGTTTCATCGTCCTCTTCCTCGTCGGTTTCGGTGCCGTCGTCCTCTTCGAGCGCGGCGCGTTCCTCGGCGGTCAGGCCGGCGAGTTCTTCTTCGGTGTAAGCCATGGCTGTTGTCCTCAGTCGGTGATGGCGTTGCCGTTGGGCATGATGGTGTTGACCATGATCTGCTCGCCCAACTTCAGCAGGCCGATGGTGTCGATACCGCCATTGATGGATTCGACGCGGATGGTGCCGCCGTAGCTGCCGTAGACCACGACAGCCATGTCCGCCTGCTCGCCGCGGTCGATGGCGTGCTCGCCGACAGCGCGCAGGAACTTGTCGATCTCCTGCGCTTCGGCGAAGGTCACGCGGCAGTCGATGGGCTGATACTTGCGCTCGAATACTTCGCGCGGGTTCACATACTGGTAGCCGTCCTCCTGGGTGACGAAGTAGTCACCGGCCTCCGGCTCGTAGCGGGCGCGCATTGCCGCGGTGATGGTGTAGCTGTTGCCTTCAGCGTCGTAGCCGGTGATGTCGTCGGTATCCGTGCTGCCGCCGAAGCTGACCAGCTGCACCGCGTTGACGCGGACAGGGTTCGCTACATGGGTCGCTTGATTCATGCCTAAATCCTCTAGGGTTGCGGGGCTGGTGCTGTACCATCCGGTGCGGGTTGCTGCTGCATAGCACCATCGGGCGCCTGCTGCATCTGCTGCATTGCGGCTTGCTCTGCCGCCTGCTGCTCGGCCATCGCCTGCTGCTGGGCGGCCTGCTCTTGCTGCATGCGCTGCTGGTCAGTGGCCGAGACAAAGCCGGCCTCTTCCATTATGCCATCGGCCACCGGCAGAAGTCCCGGCGCCGTCATGGCGGTCTGGGCGGTGTTCACGGCGGCCTGCTGGATCTCCACGTTGGTCTTGGCGATGCCGGCGGCCTTGGCCTGGGCGTCCACCTCGTCCTTGACGGCCTTGGCGATCTTGGCGCGCAGCTCCGCCATGAACATCTCCTGCTGCAGTTGCGCCTGCTGCTGCTGCGCCTGCATGGCCTGCTGCTCTTCCGGGGTCAGCTCCTGGGCGTCCGGGTCGCGCTGGCCGGTCACCTGGCGGATGCGCTTGACCAGCTCGTCGCGGTTCGGCAGGTCCATCGTCTCGATCACCAGGTCCAGCATGACCATGGCGACCTGCGGCGGCAGGCGGGTCATCATTTCCATCAGCTGCTCGGCCTGGGCCTGGCGCATGGAGGCGCGCCACTCGGCGTCGGAGATCACGAAGTCGGCCTTCGAGCGCACGATGTCGTTCTCGGGCATGCCGTCGTTGACGGTGATGTAGTCCGGCGTGCCGCGGCTGTTGGTGATGCGGAACTGCTTCTGCTCGGTGAAATACTGTTCGACCAGGCTCAGCTGCTTCTCGCCCTGCACCTGGACGGCGAAGCGCAGGTTGTCGAACAGCTTGCTGGTGGACATGGCGCCCTGCTCCTGGCGCGCCTGCACGGCAATGCCAGACGTGGCGTTGGTGGTCCGCCCCATCAGCTCGTCGGTGACGCCCGATACCGACTGAATCATCTGGATCGAGCGGCCCATCAGGTCGAGGTGCGCCGGCGCCAGGTCGCGGTCAACATTCAGCTCAAGGCGCTTGTTGGGCTTGACGACTAGCACGCCGTCCGGCCTGGCCACCTCTTCCATGAACTCATCCATGTCGGGCACTGCGCCCTCTTCCATGATGGTCTTGTTCGTGGACAGGATGAACAGCGCCTTGCTCGCGCGCTTGTTGATGTCCTCCTGGATGTCCTTCAGTCCGCGGATCACGCCATAGGGCAGCCCGTCGCGCCCGCGGCGGTAGCCCCAGATCGGGGTGAAGGGGAACCGATTGTGCCGGTACGGGCTCTGTCCGTAGAACAGCAGCCCCTCGGTGGTCATCACGGCGCAGTGCATGCGCAGCATCACGCGCTCGGCGACGATGGCCTGGCCGGACTGCAGGGTCTTCATGTGGCCCGGGTGCTCGGGATCATAGGGCTCGCCGCCGAACTCGCCGCCCACCACCTTCTGCACGCGCTCTGGCTTGCGGAACCAGATTTCGATCAGGCGAACGCGGTCGCGGCGGGAATCCACGTTATCGATAGCGGAGCCTACGGTCGTCTCGCGCTCGTTCTCGGCGTAGTCCATCACCTCGTCGCCGTTGGCCAGGTCGTA